CCTACTTGGGTATAATGCAAAACTTGACCGACACCACATTGTCGGTTTCATCGCCATCCACCTTCGTACGAAAGCGGATGGCTTGTCCACTAATTGGAAAGATCACATTCGCCTTTCCGGTTGCCGCAAGCTCATGCGGTCCTACTGCTGTCACCCAATACAAGTTATTCGCGAGCAGTGGATGACTCCTCTTCCCATAGGCATTCGCCGCATGATCGTACCATTCATCAGCCCACGAGTCAAAGTCGTCATCACTCAACCATGTGAACCAAGTGGCATCCTCATGTGCTCGTGTTTGAATCTCAAAGTCTGTAATTGCATCCGTGTCGTCTTCATTGTAGACTTCGAGAGTGATGATGCCGGGCACGAGACGAATAGCGTCACCCAATATAAAATGCTCGTCACCAAGCACCGCCCATCCTGAAGAACTTACGTCCGAGGAGCTTGCCGTATCTTCGGTAAACTCCATAGGACCACCAATTGTGGTAGTGGTTGTACCAGCCCCCATTGCGAAAGCCCCGATAACCACCAGCACAAAACTGAAAAATGCCAGCCAACCTGCATTCTTCCACATCATGGTTCTTCCTTTCTAGTAGAATCATGTTCACCATAACCTGAAACCATTAACTGACCGCTAACACCTACGGCCTTCAACTCTCCATGCACTGAAACTACAGTACCAACGATCACCTGACAGTCGAAAGCATAGCCTGGTTCAATACCTTGTCCCCCTGCCTGGGTGAATGTTGCTTTGGCGACAGTTTCTTTCAGCACATCCTCAACAATCGGTTGCACTGTTTGTTGCATGATCTTTTCAATTGAGACAAGATGCGGCCCGCAGCCCCACACTGCCAATGCAGTAATAAGGCATACTGTTATGAATAACCAACGATGCATTCGTCTCCATTCTTTAGGTAACCAGAGCCACAACATAGTTAGCCTCCTTTAAATTTCACACTAGATATCAATGCAGTTAGCAACACTGCCACTATTGCAACCATTACACCAGCAACCACTCCCCAAGTTCTCTTCGCTATTGTTCGACGAGAATGTTCCATACATCCAATGCGTACTTCATGGACACCAACAGTTGTTTTAAGCTCATTCACGTCAGCCCCAATCGTGTTCAGCTTCCCTTCCATACGATCTAGCTGCTTCATCTCATTCTTGTTGTCTACCATTGTCGCTCTCCACTACATTACTATGCGACTTTCAAACCTACCAATTCTCCTGGATGGAAGTCCCAGCCTTTATCTGCACCAGGCTTTAGCACAGTGCCGTCTTCCAGTTCCCGTTCTGCAGGTACGTTCTGCACATTGGCATTGTCGTCCTCCTTCCAGATTTCGACTACATCGCATCGGCAGTTGTAACCATTAGGAGGCATGATCTCATTCCACCTAGAATCATCCTTAGGCAGACGAACACCATCAAGTGCGGCATGCTCTGGACGAATGCGAGCATCCATGATACCAACGTATTCGAAACCCCACATCTTCTCTTGAATAATCGGTTGCTGCAACACCTCCATCCGACCAGCTGCAAATCCTAGATGGATCTGGGTACGTACTACTGTGTTAAGAAGATAAGGCTTGTGCTTGGCGATCCCTACCATATCCAAACTAGCCCGTACCTCTGCTAGGTTTCCAGAACTTGCAGCCAACTGTGTTTCGACAGCACCAAGCACCGACGTTTTTGCAGCCACTGCTTCTCGTAGGTAGTATTCCCGTAGAGCATCTAGACGGGCAGGATCGAGAGCAGCACCTACACGTATAATCCGCTTCATCGCCTTGGTCGCTTCGGTCGCCATATGCAAACGAGAATAAAATTCCATACGATCAAGCATAATCTGGTAGCCTACTACATGACTGACCAACATCATCTGAAGGAACATGTCAGTCATCTTGAAAGGCTCGCCAGCCAAGGCAATAGATACCCCATCCATTCCTCCTCGCATGTAAGCCCCTATTATGGTACGACGAATCTTAGTAGACATCTTACTAAGGTCTTTATGCAAGCGTTCTTCCAGCTTAACTTTCTCCTGTAGCCATCGGCTTGCGATACCTCTCGCCGATTTACCACTCTGGGCTTCCAGGTTATAACGAGGTGGCGATGGTCTAGGCACGAATCACCTCCCTCCCGTTCCCCCTTTCAGTCTTCCATGATACCCATCGTGCCAGTGCGGCGAAGTCTCTAGCAGCCTCCTCAGTGGCTGCATTTCCATTCTGAGCCACTCGAGTTAGTAGTCCCTCCACTTCTTCCTCAGTTGCCAACTCAGGGCTTGTCATGGCATCTGCTTGTTCCTTGCTGGGAAGGTCCAGCATCTCCAGAATAACGTCCATGTTAAGAAGCTCTTCCAGAAGCATCGGGTTACCAGAGAGTACAGTAGACATAATGGAGCGGAGCAGCAGTTTCTGCTCGTCAATTAGCTTCTCGGTCTTCAGGGTTACTGTATTCTCAGCCTTAGGACCATAGTTCCACACGAGCAAGGGATTGATTAGGTACCAGTTAATGTAACGGCATATTTCCTGAAGGAATAATTCAGCCACCATCAATGATACATTCGCATGCGACTCTGCTTCAGCCTTAGTACCATGCGTACCTTCCATGCCCGTTCGTTCGGGACACAACCATCCACGGAAGATTAGGCGATCGTACCTATCCCCTAACTGAACAAACTCGGCTCCATGCTGCTGAGCAGCTTCCAAGAAACTAATTCGCCATGCTTCAAGTGCATCTGGGTTCGTTACTCCCTTCAATGCCAGACGTTCTACCCATTTGGCAAGGGTTCGCGGCATCACGATACCCTTCAACTTGCCAAGGTCACGGCTTAGTGCTTTCGCCATCTCGAATGTGCTTACCGTTTTGCCAGAAGCATCCTCAGCACTTCCATCCGGATAGCGAATGATTGGCATCACTCCTGCTGCTTTCTGGACGTATTGCCCTTCTCGTTCAGCTAGCTTAGAAATAGCTGGCCATATATGCTTCCGGAGATTCTCCATACGAGAACGACCGTACAGATCGCTACCCTCTACATCGTACGAATACACAAAACACTTCACCGTATCTAGAGTAGCCCTGCCCTGTTTCAGCCCAGCAAAAGTACCGAATTGGTCGTAGCGAAGTTCAATACCATCGGGTACCAAGGGCTTGATCTTCTTGTAGATCCATCGTCCTTGTTCGTCGGTACCGATTACCTTCTCGAACGATTGAAAGCCGTAGTCCAATCCATAAAGCAGATGGTGCAGTAGCTGTGAGCGATGACTTTCTAGGTGCTCAGCGATAAAGTCGCGTGCATCTGATGGAGCCGTATCCGATGCTTCAAATGCCCAAGCTGCTAGCCGAGTAGGTGCTGTTGCGATGGAGCGAGCAATGGCAATCGTTGGGTAACATCGCATCTGTCGGTACATAGTATACGTACCCGGAGGAGGAGCACCATAACCTTCCCCTCCAGTTTCGAAGGACCCCATTCCCCCTTGCATGATCGAAGCAGTCTGTGTGCCCGTAGTTTCCACTCCCATAGCACCTGGTACCTTACCTTTCCCTGTATCATCTTTATCCGCAAATGCATGGGTACTTGTTCGCTTAGGCTTTGACTTCGACTTCACTCGTTCAATCGCCATGGTCAGATCTTCCCATCGCTTCTGCTACTTTTTAATCCACCTTAGGAAAGTGCACATAACCTGTCACCCTTGGAGGATAGTTCACATCGGGCACCAGGAAAAGGAGTTCACCACCGTAGTTATCCACCAACTCATCCACTAACTTTGCTCGCTCGAGCCAGTGCAAGTCGTCAACGATAACAAGACGGGCATTGCTTGTTGTATGAAGCGGAGCTAGCAGGGTATCCATTATACACTTTGGCAAATCATCATCCACCAGAAGGGTATCCCATTCTTTCCAGTTGGTAGCTAGTTCCTTCTGAATGGTTTGAATTATGCCTTCATCCTCAGCATCCTTCTCCTGGGGATAGAAAAGTACCTTCAATAAAGGTTCATGGGCGAAGAAGGCAGCACCCCTATTTTCTAAACGATCAAATTGTACTTGGTCGCAGAGGCAACAATGTTTCAGCACCAAGGAATGCAGTACCATAGTAGACTTTCCGCAACCCAGTTCCATTAAGCATCGGGCTTCCATACGAGCCATGAGACCTAGAGCAGCATCAATGCTAGCATCGCCCATACTGCTTACGTCATTTTTAGGCCAATCTTCCCTAGTAGCTGAAGCATTTTTCAAATCGATTAGTGTGTATGTTCCCATCGATCATAGCCTCCAGTCAATGTCCGTAGGATTGCCTTCACCTAAGAAATTCGAAGCCGATGCGAATACCCCCCTACTCTGTAGTGGATCCACAATATCAATGCATGATGGTAGACTAACGTCGTGGTCCACCAAGCTTGGTACCGTTGCCCACATTCGGATACTCTGGTACATCAAATATCGCCACAGACGGCAATCATCAAGCAGCCCCCATCTGAGTGATGCCCCATCTCCTCGCGTCGATTCGTCAAAGTGCTTCTCGAGGGGCTGTTGCCAAGCAAGAAAATCCTCTATTACATGTCGGGGCAGAAGCAGAGCCACTGCTCCAAAACGGAGCATCGGCATCCAGTGATGACCGCCCATTGCAGCATAGTCTGCATGCTCGTCGTCAGCAGCGAACAATGCCAGGGGATCGTTAGGGCGGACAGCAGCAACTGCTTTCATACCCGCTACGAAATTATGGCATAGAATGGCATCATCCTGAAGCATCAATTGATGGGTAGCATGACCAGGCATAGATCTCCAGCAACGCTTGGCTGTGTACCAAGGACCTGCTCCCGTAGCATCTACATGCATAGCGGCTGCAAGCCCTTGTTTATTCAATTGCACTACCAAATCAGCCGCTTGAGTAGATCGTTCAGGCACGGCCATAATGGCACAGCTTATTCGGAGAGAGGTAGAACCATTCGGCATAGTAGGCATTGGTGGTATCTTCGCTGCTACATAGGTAGCTACTGGTATGTTGGTGCCATTCACGCTATTCATACTACCTATCCTTGTTCATCGCACCAGGCTGCAATTACTGACAACGAAAAGAGGCAGCCCAATAGGAATACAGGCAACCAAGCAGGGGATGTAGTCCAGAACCAGGACCAGTTATACCACCCTAACAGACGTATCAATGTTAATACACCAGCAACAGCAAAGCAAATTAGTAGAAATTCTGATAACCGATCAGGAATCAAATCTGCTAGTGCAGAGCCAGTCGCAATCACCTTTGTTCTCAGCATCATACCACCACTCCAAAGGGCATTGTAGCCATGTCATCCACCCGTCCCAATTCAGGGAAGCGTTGCCACACCGCATACCCAGCAGCATCGGAACAATGCCCTTCCGTTGGTCCATCCGCAGGATCACGGGTACCGGGCTTGTATCTTCGGTGCTCAAAATCTAGTATTGTATTAGGGCATCCATCAGAATCAAAAAACATTCGTCGATCGCCGTCTGCATTGCAGAGCAACGAGTTCGTAGCCGAGAATCTGTCTTCGAGTGCTGGATTCGCTGCAATGGCATGGATAACTCGTCCCTTGGGAGCACTCTTCAGCCCCTTATGAGCAGCGATGTGCTGGATGTCGCTCATATAGGCTGATGTCTTACGAGCGTCTCCAGCAGCATCAGGATAGAACTCGAATCCACCTTGATGCTTTCGGAACTGACTCCAAAGCATATCTAGACAAGCAGGGGTATTGGTATCCGATACATGAAGCTCTCCGAACCACTCCAACCCTGGAACCTTACCCTCAATGGGATGCCCATAGACCCAGCACATAGGGTCTACATTGAAGTCCATACCTACGACGAGCAAGCGATCGGGGTTGTACGTGACTCGACGTACATTCCTCTTGCTATCAAACGCATGGAATATACCACCCGACAATCGCTGAAATAGCCCATCAAACTGCTCCCGGTAATCCCTAGCATCCAGTCGTTTCTTGGCAAAACGCAAAGCGTTTTCTGGGAGTATGTCACTACTCGGCCAGTGGAATGAGGTCAGGTCTTCATCGGCTCCGCTAGCTCCAAGCCTGAAGAAGTCGCGAAACTCCCGTGAAGAGGGTCCTTGACGTTTAGGAACGCCAATCCGCCAGCACCATCCATTCCGATGGATCAACATCGGCAATACATTGCGGTCGAAGATGCCTGGTTTCAAATCGCACGACTCATCAAGCACGCCACCATCCCATTGGTCTCCCTCCGCTCTCTGGGGTTTGTCCATGCCAAGGATGTACAGACGGCTACCAAATACGGTCCGTATGTGCGGTGGTTCCCGACTTGCTAACTTGATGCCATCCATCGCAATCCAGTTTTCAGGGATCATCCTCAGGAAATGGTCCCATGCGATTCGCATTGCCTGCTGTTCAGTAGGTGCCCCATAGAAGTAACGAGGATCTGCCCAAGGCTTGGGATGGGGTAGGCAACATACTAGTTTCCGCTTAGCTATCTCTGTTTTACCTGAGCCCCGACCGCAGGCAACGGCTGCAAATCGCTTGCGATTCCGCCACAAAGCCTGCTGTACCTTGTGCGGTCGAAACGATGTCCAGGCATCAGTAAGCAGATTAGCTACCATCGGCCAACAACTCCTTGCCCTTCTGAGTATCTCGACCGTACGCTACACACATAGCACCCACGAATTGTTCAATCGCCTGCATCGCACTACCTACAGGTCCCCCTGCTCCCTTCGGTGCTACAAGATCAGCGAGAGATGCATTCCCTGTTTGAATGATTACCCGCTGACGAATGCCCTCCCGATACCATATCGACCAGAGAGCAGGGGACATCTCGATCTTATTATGGCAGTGTGGGCATTCCATCAGCTAGCTAGCTCCTTCCAAAAGAGGACATGGCGGAGTCCATTGGCAACGGAAGAAGGGTAGTGTTGTTCTCCGCCATGCCCTGCTCGAGTCTTCACGCTGGAATCTGGTCTACAAATAATGCGAACAGATCCAGCACCCTACTGCACAGGTCGATCCAGCCTACCATTACTCTGTCCTCCACTAGAACACCATACCTTTTGTCTCCGTGATCCCATACTACAACCTACGATTGTTGTTCTCAGCCCACTGGGACAACTCGCAATCCCATTCTCTTCCCAGTGGATCCCACGAATTGTCTGATGGCCGCATCCACCTGCGATCGAACAGGATTCGCTCCCATTAGTTATGAGATCGGCTCGTTTGAGCTCTCTCACTAATGATATGATCGAAAGCCGGGTGATCGCAGGTTCAATGAGATTGGGCGTATAAGCCCCTCCCATAGATGCGGGTCGATGTAGGTCGATCAAGCGTACCCTCATACCATA